AAAAAGTTTTAGATAAAGGTTTTCTTTTTTAAATCCAAGATTTTAATTCTTCACCCATCACATCACTAGCAATATTCATTTTAGTTCGCAGGGCTTTTTGAATTTTAATATCTATTGTATCTTCAGCAACAAGATCAATATAAGTCATAGGTTTAGTTTGACCGATACGATCAATACGTGCCTCTGATTGCAAACGTTTTTCTAAATCATAACCGTTAGAATAATAGATCATTGTACTAGCTGCAGTTAATGTAATTCCAAAACCACCTGTACCTGTTGTACCTACAAAGAATCTACACTCAGGATTTTCTTGAAACTTTTTAATATTTTTTTGTCTATCTTCTGTGGCTGTTGCACCATAATAATCGACAACAGAATTTTCTCCAAAATGTTTTTTTATTTCTTCTATAATTCTTCTGCAATCCTCTACATAATAAGACCAGATCACAGCCTTTCCTGATATCTCCCAAAGTATATCCATTAGTTCTGTTAATCTATTACACGGGAGTTGTTGAGGTTTACCATCATCTGTTGCGTGATAACCACAAGATATCTGATGTAGTCTTAACAACTGCACCATAACTGTAGATGTGGAGCAAACCTTACCTTCTAATTCCGAGATTGCATACTTTCTCATCTCAGTGTAAAGTTTTTTCTGTATACCAGTTAATTCTATCTTACGTGTCAAGAAAGTTTTTTTGGGTAAATCTAAACAATCGTCTTTTAAAACACGTTCACTAAATTTTTTTATCTTCTCTTCTAGCTCTGGTATGTTTCTTTTATTTGGACCAACCGGTACGCTAACAGATCGAGATCCTAAATTCATTGTCTTCATAATGCAATAATGAGCTCTGTATGCCCAGAAAGAATCAAAGCCTAACAGATAATTATCTAGAAAAGCCGCTTGACTAAATAAATCTAGTGGTGAGTTTGTAATAGGCGAACCTGTTAATATTCTTCTATACTTAGCAAGTGATTTTAAAGTCATGATATTTCTAGTTCTATTTGCTGTAGGAGTTTTAATAGTTGTAGATTCATCGATTGCCATCATTGCTTTGTGACAAGATAAAAAACGTCTAGCAAACTCTGTAGCTTTTGGATATGAAAATGCCTCCACATTCATAACTAAAATATGAAAATCAGTTCCGGTTGCAAATAGTGTATTTAATTCTTTTATTTTTTCTATAGAAGAATTAGATGTTTCCCAAAGCACAACTTTTTTTTCTATATGTTTAACCATGTGTTGAGGTATTTCACCCTCGTACCAGTTTTTATAAACACCCTTTGGTGCCACTAATAATAGACCATTTATCTCACCTTTATCATAAAGCATCGATGCATTATCTATTAATACTTTAGATTTACCCGTGCCCATTTCCATGAAATAAGCAAAGTATTCTTTATCCCAAGAACGTTCTAATGCCCTTAACTGATGCGCATATGGCTTAGTTTTAAATTTATAATTCATGTTTACTTTTACTTTCTAATTGTTATATATTATTTGAAAGTTAAAAAGTCAATGAGCAAAGTTTATTTAATACAAGATATACCAGGAACCAACAAAGGTGAGCCTAAATATAATATTGTTGGTGCACAAAAATATGGTGAGATTGTGTCATTGCTTCCAGAATTTTCACAAATGATTCATTCACCAGGGCCTTTGGTGATGAAACTTAGAACGCTTCTAAAGAACTATACTGAAGATGATTATCTATTATTATCAGGTGACCCTGCAATCATAGGTGTAGTATGTTCTTTAGTTTCAGATACAACTAATGGTAAATACAAATTATTAAAATGGGACAGGCAAGAAAAAATTTATTATCCTATTGAAATAAATATTTTTCAAAAATAAGTTGACACTAATTTTTTTATGATTATATTTCGAGGTGCAAAAGAAAAATTATTATTAATGATTAAACTAACAAACATATATAAGGAAAGCTATGACTATAGATCTAAGAAAAGACGCACCGAATCAGGTGTCCAACGTCAATCCCGACGAACTCTCAAATGAAATTAATACGCTTCAAGAAATAAAACAAGAAGTAATTAATCAAGAGTCTAAATTAAAAGAACTAAAAGAAAGAGAAAAATATTATTCTAATATTATTATTCCTGATTTAATGAATCAGTTGAATCTCAAAACATTAAAACTAAAAGACGGATCAGAGATATCCGTCAAAGATATATTTGGTGTCTCAATTATTGCAGCTAAAAAAGAAGAGGCACACAACTGGCTTCGGAAAAATGGGCTGGGAGCGATTGTGAAAAATGAAATCACAGTTAAGTTCGGTCTAAACGAAGATAACAAGGCGGAGCAGTATGCTTCACTTGCACGAGGACAAGGCTATGAACCCGATCGGAAAATTGCAGTTCATGCTGGAACCCTTAGAACAACTTTGCGGGACTATCATCAAAAAGGTGGTAGCATACCTGCAGAGTTGTTCACAATGTTTGAAGGAAACCAAACAGAAATAAAAACCAAAAATTAAACTACTAAACTAACAAACATTAAGGAGTAAATTATGGATAAAGAAGTAGTAAAAAAGAATAGTGCAGGATCACTTGCCACTATAAATCTCAGAGCTGACATTGGTAAGGGCACTGAAGAAATTAAATCGGAAGATATATCAACTCCGATATTAAAAATTCTTCATCAGCTTTCACCTGAATGCAATGAGAGAGATCCAAAATATGTTGATGGTGCTAAACCTGGCATGATATATGCAGCAGGCTTCACGCAACTTATTGATGGTAAGGAGGGACTAAACGTGGTCATCGCACATTCTCAAACTAGATATCCGGAATGGCAGGAGAGAGGCGACAGTGCTTCAGCTCCAGTCGGAACTCATTTAGAGATTCCAGCGGATGCTGTGGAAGAGAAGAACGGTAGGTATAGATTACCTAACGGAAACTATGTAGAGAAAACTGCATACTTCTACGTATTAGCATTGGTCGATGGTGAACCTAGACCAGCAGTAATTGCTATGCGATCTTCTAATCTTACACCAGCGAGAGAACTAAACAATCTGATCAAGAATCTTAGATTCACAGATGCAGAGGGTTCTTTTAATCCAGCAGCCTACTCAGCAGTTTATAATTTAAAAACTGTGGGTAAGACAGCGGGAAGTAAAAGCTGGCATGTCTATAAACCATCAAGAGTTAGAAATCTTGATGTCAGTAACAAAGAGGACGCTGGACTGTATGAAATTGCACAACAACTTCAACAGACCGTATCTAAAGGTGCAGCTGTACCAAAATACGAAGCGCCAAAAAATACTGGAGACATCGTATAACAGAGTTACTTTGAAGTAACACTTGCGAGAGGGCCGGGGAAGCGAGAGTGAAGCCGGCCCTAGTTTATTATGAAAGATGATTTGATGGTACAGCAACAGGTGGACAATGTATGGCAACACATGGTTGGTGTCATCTGTCTTAACCAAACCGGACGTAAGAAAGTAAAGAAAGTATTACCAGGATTTTTTAAAAAATTTCCTAACCCGTGGACATTATTATTATCAAATACGGATACAATAGCAGAGATGTTAAAAGATTTAGGTATGAAAAATGTCAGGGCAAACAGAATATGGAGAATGTCTTGCGATTTCATAAACTGGGACGGTGAGGATGCCACAAAATTATTTGGTATTGGTAAGTATGGTAGTGATAGCTACAGAATATTTTACAAAAATGAGATACCAGAAAATGTGCAAGATAAAGAATTAAAAAGATATTTAAATGAAAGAATTTGAAAAATATTTTACTGGATTAAAAAGAGATTTTGGTTTTTGCAATGTTAAGAACGGGTATTATGATCCAAAAACAAATAAACTTAAATTTGATCCTGGTGATTATGGTTGGGCTAAAAGAGCAATTACAGATAAAGATTATGAAGATCATTTAAACGGACATAAATCAATTGGATTACAAGCGTGTGATGATGAAAGCATGGCTAGCTTTGGTGCTATTGATGTTGACCCAGATGACTATGAAAAATTTGATTTACAAAAATATTTAAAAGTTATTGAGACAAAAAATTTACCTGTAATTCCTATCGAATCTAAAAGTGGTGGACTTCACATATACGTTTTTACTAAAGAAAAAGTTCCCGCATCTTTAATTAGAGAATTTTTATCTAATTTATTATTTTTATTTGGTTTACCATCTAAAACTGAAATATTTCCAAAACAAACTGCACTCGGTAAAAATCAAAACGGTGAGAGAACTTCTGGTAGTTTTATTAATCTTCCATACTTTAATGGTGATGAACGAAGAGCATACAAAACTGATGGAAGTAAAATGGATTTGGATTATTTTTTAAAAGTAATTAAAGCTAACTTACAAACAAAAGAAAGTTTACAAGAAGTTAGTAATAAAAAAATAAAAGAAGTATTAACCGGTGGACCTGAAGAATTT